AAGTTCTCAAGTTTCTTTACTTTTAGATTTAAATCGCTCATTTTATACCTCCGTTAGTTTGTATTTGATGCCATCAATCTCAACGATCTTTCCGTTGCAAGTTTGGCTGCTTGTGCGTTGTCGGTGTTCTTCTTCGGTAAGTTTTTCGTCGTTGAGGCGCCATTCTTTGTATCCGCTTGCCCGTTCAATAGCCGGGCCATCTTCACGGTGGAGTTTGTCGTGGAGATACCATTCTTTGTCTCCGTCTGCACCTTCATAGGCCGGGCCATCTTCACGGTGGAGTTTGCCGTGGAGCCACCATTGTTTGTCTCCGTTTGCCCAAACTTTAACTTCGTATGTTTTGTAGTTGCTCATTCTGCTGCCTCCTTGGAAAGGATTGTGTGTGGGTTATCTGAAAAGAATACCCTTGCGACGCCACAAGCATCTGCCAGCGTGGAGACTTCTTTCTTAAAGTCATTCTCCCAATGCTCACCCTTCATTACTTCTCGCATAATGTCCATCTTATTAACGACAAGATCTGTTACGCCATTCATTCTACACGATTTTGCAAGGAAGTCAAGATCAATCCAGTTTGTTTGGCGCCGTCTTCCAGTTGTTGCACCAAACTCTTGACCAACTTCTTGAAGTTCTGTCAGCAGGCGACCATAGCCTTGGAAGTTCTTTGCTCCAACATAAGTCTCGTATGCTTTTGCGACACCCCAAACACGATTTACTGCTTGCGGCGGAATACCGTTCAGAAGCGCCCCAGCGGTCGTGCAGTGGCTTGAAGTTACGAACGGGTAGTCTCCCCAATCAACATCAATACCAAAGCCTTGTGCGCCCTCACAGAGAACGTAGGTGTCTTCTCCGGTGTGGAGTTCATCGTAAAGATCAACAACCAAGTCAGTTAAGAAACTTAGTTTACCGCTGAAGCGATAATCCCTAACAAGAGCGCCACTGCGATCATATTTAGAGCGATAAGCAGGACCACAGCCTCTTCTAGTTGTGCCAATCTTTTCATCTGCCCCGTCTTCATTTTTGTGTTCCTCCATAATGATGTGCGCATTTTCAGCAATGCGAAGGTTTGAAACAACATCAATACCCGCTGCTTCAAGTTCCTTGATTTCGTCAAACAATCGCTCGGGGTCAATAACACAGCCGTTTCCAATAATAGAGCGGATTCCAAAGAAAACGCCGCTTGGAACGTGGTGGGTTACAAGTTTTTGCCCTTCGTGATAGATTGTATGGCCGGCGTTTGGGCCGCCATTAAAACGGAGGACGTGTGTGTATCCCCCTTCTCGACAAAGATCGTGCGTGATCTTTCCTTTCCCTTCGTCACCATACTGAAGACCGATCACAAAATCGGCTTTGATGTTGGCGTTTGGGTATTGCTGATTCTTCTTTTTATAAACTAACATTATCCTCCTTTTTAGTGATTTCGTATCCTACTTCCCTGAGATCATTGATTATTTTCCTTGCAGCAAGATGCTCATCGGCTTCGAGATCGAAGTGAGGGCGGTAGTTCTCTAAGATTAGATCTCCAATGACCTTTTCCACTTCTGTCGTTTTATCATCTTCGAATGGCTCCTGCCTGAGAGAGTCAACGCATCTGACAGTGGCATACTGACTTGACTTGATTACCTTCCCTCCTCTCTTGGTAATCTCATTTTCTACTGATATAGAGCAAATCTCAAAGTCTACACGTTCCCCATTCTTGAGTAAGTTTTCAGCTTCTTTCTCAGCAAAGGCCCGGGCTTCCTCTTCGGAGGCGAAAGAAGCCTTGACAGGGTCAAACTCTCGAACACCCTCAAGGGGGCCCTTTCTGCAAATAGGGCGTCCGCTCCCGTCAAACTCGTGTTCGCAGTCGCCATACGAAAAGTAAAACCCGCCCCACTCTCCGGTTGAGTTGTTTGAAAGAAACTCGTCAGTTTCTGCATCATAAATAATAAACATTATCCTCCTTTTTAGTTTTGATCGCAAGTCGACAGTCGGTAGTGGAACACTTCATTGTATTCCACCCAGCCGGCATACCATTCTTCACAGCGCTCGGCTTGTTGTCCTTCGGTGTACCCAGCACAATCTCTCCACGTCATGTGAAAAGTATCATAAGCGGTCGCCGCTTCCAAGAGTTCTTCTTCGTTGCAGAAGGTTTCCTCTTCCCAGGTTGCTAACTCTTCGTTGATATCATTAATAAGCGAGCTTTCATCACCAAGCGCTTTAACTGAGAAAAGCACAATGGCGGCCGCAGTTAAGGTTCCAAGAATGTAAATAAGAGCACCTTTTACTTTATCACTCATGACCATGATGAACCCTCCTTGTTGGCTACAATGTTGATTACCTCTTCGTGTCTTGGGTGTGAATCAACAATGCAAGCCAGATCTAGCCAGTCTTTTACCCCTCCGTTCTCCCAAGCCTTGAAGGCCATGGTTTCGTTATGGTTTAAGATTGTTGAAAAAGAAGTCAAGACATACATGCCGTTTGGGCATTGCCAAAGTTTTTGATTCTCATTGACTTCCTTGATGAGAATAGCGCTTACATTATTCATTTTGTTGCTCTCCTGTAAGTTGTTGTGCGCCCGCAGCGCCGGACACCACACGATCATACCACACAAGGCCTCCGGGTGTCAAGCCTCCCGTGCGCCCGTGTGGTTGAAAGTTGTAGTAGTGGTTTTTGCTGTCTTCGCAGCAAGATACGACCGGTGTTGGTTTTATTAGTCGTTTAAGATTCTTTTCTGTGTGTTTCTCACAAACATTCTTTCCATTCTGGAAAGTTGATCGTAAGTCTCAAGTTGAAGACCTTCTTTGGTTGTGAAAGGGCGGCCTCCAATCCTTGACATAAACTCTGCCTCTTCGCCGCCGGCAAAGTCGCCAAGGCTTTCTTTCTTGCCGTAGCCTGGAAAGTCTGAGTTGTTTGTCCCTAAAAGGTGAGCGCCTTTACCGCCACGAGGGAAAACAAGAATGGAATCTTGACAAAATGTTTCACCAAGTTTTGCCATATTTTCAAAAAAGCCAGGATCATCTTTTAGATTTACACAAAAGAAACTATCTTCTTTAACTTCCTTGGCTGCTTCGGTATTGTAGTTCTCAATGTAAGAACCATCAACGCTGGTGACGCCATAACCCAAGCCTAGCAAGGTTGCTTTTAAGTCCCTATTTCTTTCTTTGTTGTCTTTACCGATGATTGCTTTCTCGGTACAGTTTGCACCATCTTCGGTATCGTCTCGAAACGAAGTAATAACAACACAATCGTGCTCTTGAATGTGCTTATAGATTCTGCTCAAGCCAGATTTGTTTAAGTTTGCAAACTCTCTCCATTCTTTCATTATTTTTTTCATTTTCTCAAATCTCTCCTTCAATCGTTTAGTTTGTTGATGTCTTCAATCGCTTGTTCTTTATCGAACTTTACAAGTTTATCACAGCGAATCCACTCAGTTTCTGGATTGAAATCTTTGCGGCGGATTTCCAAAAGGCTTCGAAGGTTTTCTTGCAAGGCCTTGTAAGCGGTGGTTGGAACCCACTTTACTTTTACGTAAGTCCATCTTCCTTCTTTCTTTGTTTCACGCACACGGCCAAACAAAACAGACGTTCCTTTAACTTGTAGCACTGTGTCATTGATAAGCATTATACCTCCTTTTGTTATTTCTGCTTTTCATAATACTCTTCAGGAGTAATAACTCCTGATGGCTCAACTGGCTCCCATAGAGCCGCAATGGTTTTATTTCTTTCTTCTTCTTCTTTTCCTTCTCCTTCAGGTTTAGGGCCCTGCCTGAAAAGAAAGCCCTTTACGCTTGGGGCGTCTTTTTCTAACAAGGTCTTTATAAGATCAAAATTATTTACTGAGTCTTTGCCAGTTATCTCAATGTATCTTTTCTTTGCTCCTTTCCAATCAGCAAAATAGTTTGGATCATCGTTATTTATGTCGTAAAGTTCTGATCGGTCCAACTCAACAACATAAACATATTTTCCTGGTATCATGCCAATGCCGCCATCTTTTTGGCCTTTTTTTGTAAAAAAGAAAACCCTTGGTTGATCCCAGGCCTTGTATCCGGCTGTTGAATAGGTGTTCGGTTTTTTTGCGGCGGCATTGGGGTCAAGCTTCTTGATGCCTTCTGTATCAGAAATGTGATAAAGTTTTACAGGGCCAGCGGGAATGGCGGATCCGCCGCCAATCTTATACTTATACTTTTCTAACTCTTCTAGAACTAGTTGCTCGATTAGGTGTTTTATTTTCATTTTTCTCTCCTAATCTAAATAGTGCGAGGCCCCCATTTTTCAATACAAAACTTTTTATACTCTTCATACATCACGTTTGCACAAATTGAAAAGTGATACATCATGCGGAGTGCTTCTTCGCTGCTGAGATTGTGGCTATCGGCCTCTTCTAGGACGATCTTTGCGCATGCACTTACAACCTCAGCCTCAGCGTCCATTGCGTAAAAAAACGCATTGCCTTGTTGTTTGATTTGCTCGTTTCTCATTTCATCAAACATAACTTTTAAGCGCCTGGTTGCCGCATCCCAGCCTTCGTTGGCTCTATCCATTTTTATAAATTCCCTCCTGTAAAGTATTTGTTCTCGTAGTAGATAAAGTAATCCTCGATAAGTTCATTGAGACAGTCATTCCGGGAACCTGCTGAGTCTAGGTCCTTCTTTATGGTTTCCATTAGGTCGTCGTCATCTAGAGTCTGCTCAAAAGCACTTTCAAGCATAAAGCAATCTGGATCGACAAAGATAGCATGGGGGTCTCCGCAGACTTCTGCTTGAAGTTGTTTGTCGAACTTAGCGAAGAATAGCTTGCGTGCCTCTTCTTTTACCCCCCAAAGGGGGCCCTCAAGAGATACTCTAAACTGATAAATCTTCCATGCGTGGAATACTTTTTCAGCCAAGTGTTGATCTAAAATACAGAATACCTCTGCTGGACAGTCTGGCCAGTGTTCAAAGCGGGCGAGTTCGTAAGCCTCTTCAAAGTTGCGCCACGCTAGATCTTCAGGTGGCGGAGTCACATGCTTTTTTAGATCTTGAAGTTGTGCTTCAAGTTGTTCAATCTTTCTTTCTAGTTCTTGTTTGTTCATTGTTCATCCCTCATAATATGATCTTCCACCCCCAATACCTCAAAAAAGTCTGTTCTGGTTAGTTCTTCTGCAAGGCCTTCAAGGTTTCCAACTCTTGTTTTTAGTTTTCTAGTCAATACAGGCTTCACGCCTTCTTCTTCATCCATAGAAAACACTCTAATAAAATATCTTTTACTCATTTTGATCCTCCTTTTTTATTACTCCATCAAATCCGCCAATAAGAAAATCTTTAACATCTTTCTTATTGTGAAAAATTTCTCTATAAACTTGTTCTCCTTCTTTATTCACGATGTAAAGATAAAAAATAAGAGAAGGAATGTCCATCATAAAATCTACTGATGGTCCATAGTGCTCTTTCAAGGACTGCCTCCAAAGGATCTCTTCCCTGTTTAGTTCTCCGTAGGTCTTTGTTGTTTTTAGGGTCCTGTCCCCGCCCCAACAATCTGTTTCAACTAAATCTACAAGAACTTTATTTTCTTTATTTCTCAACAGTTTTTTAATTTTCTTTGCTTTATTCATCTTGATCCTCAACCAAATCCCAGACATCTAGTCCGTTTGCCCAGCGGTAAAACCACTCAATGATTTCTTCCTTAGAGCGCCCTTGAACATTTAAGAAAGAAGCATCCCACTCATTGGACCTCCACTGCCAATATTTTCTGCACTCGTTGATGGATAAATGAATGTCAAATTCTTCTTTTAATGTTTCCTGAATGGTTTTGCAATCTTCATAATACCAATCAATTGTTCCATTGCCGTCAATCAAAGAAAAAATGTTATTAACTAACCTTTGGTTGATTTTATTTTTAAGCTCAGTCATTTTCGCTCTCGCTATAATAATCATCTGACATTAATTCACAAACCTCTTGGAGAGCAAATAAGAAGTTTGTAATTTGACTCCCACCCCAGTTTTCTATGTAATTACTTCTGACTAATCCAATATTTTTTTGCAATCTAAAGAACATTTTTTGCATATTTTTATTAAAATCTTTATCACTCATTTTCACTCCATCCCGCAGTTGTTGCTGCTAGCCCTTCTTTATTGTCTTTGTTTGCTTCAATGTAATCTGAAACTCCATCATCAAAGCCTTCTTCAAAAGCCACCGGATCGTTTGTTGTTGGGACAAGTAAAAACCTTGTTCCTTCAACCCATTCTTTATAGAGTTCATAAACGTCTCTATCGTGGTATTCTGAATTCAAGCCACGATGATAGCCAGCATTATAAGAATTATTGCTCATTTTGGTCTTCCTTTCTAGATTATTCATTTTATTTTCCTCTTATTATGGCTTAGCATAAACTTTATCAAACCACACATCCCAGTGTGAGATCCTGTCTTTGATTTCTTGATCAAGGTCTTGTGGGATCTCGTTTTTCATTTGAGCAGCAATGTGATCATAGAGAAGATCGCAATCCATTTCTCCGTCTGTCTCAAAATAGACACCAAATGTAATAGAAACATTGTATTTTCGTTTCTCATCAATACCAAAATAACTTTTTTATTCTTCTATCACCATAGAACTTTCAGACGCCAGAAGCAGGCTCGTTCGCCCTGCGATGTTTTCTTCAAGCCGCTCTTCAAGAAAAGAAAGACGCTGAATAAGCGCTTCTTTTGATAGATTTTCTAGATTGTTATTCATCCTTTACAGCACTTGTACTTCTTTAATTTCCTTGCCAAGAGCCTCTTCAGCAAGCTCATTGATTTCCTTCTTCAGTCCCTCCATTAGAGGTCCCTTTTTATAGAACTTCTTGTGACCCTGTTTCATCCTAACGATTGTTGAGTCTTGCAATACTAGGCAGAAAGCATCAGGGTCAACAAGATCAGCACTTACGCCACCAACTATTGGCAATTCTGGGCAGCTTTCTTTTGCTTCGTCTTTTATGATTGCAAGATGATAAAGCCAGCAATCTTCTGGCTCATTGTAGTTTATCTTATCTTTTATCACTTTACATCACCTCCCATTCATCAATGTAGTAGTAGTGCGATTGCGACACTCCTGAATTGTCGTCTCTTGTGTTGTCCTCAACAAAATGCTGTGCTTTTTGTTCAGAGTCAAAAATAGCAACAACCCTATCTGGATCGAAGGCGGCCACCTCTGATACAATAAATACTTTCATTTTTTCTCTTAATAGTGGTTTATTCATCCCTTCTCCTTCAATCTTCATTTACTATCTCCAAGTTATCAGGGTTTGCAAACTCTGAGAGTCTATCCCCTTCTTCTGTCAGCCAATCAACCTGTATCCAAGCTTGGTGCGCTGCGAAAGCAACGACAAGCCCAAGGCATTCATGACTATTGTTTAAGTGTCTGACCAGATCTCCAATCTTAAAAGGTGGGTTTGGCTCTCTGATCTTTAAAGTTCCTGGTGTTATGGCAACTCTTGCTTTCATCACTATACTTTCTCCAAAATATCTGATTCAACATAATAGATGTAGCGCTCAATAATGTCGAGGGCGTCTTGTTTGGTTGGAGTCTTGCCGTTGGGCTCCGCATATCTTTTAAGCATTGCGATTACCCCACGAAGTTCTCCATTCTTGCTTAATGGAGTTTCAATAAACTTCTCTAATAAGACGTCAAAGCAAAGATAATGACAGTCGTTGTTATATGGAATCTTAAATCCAAGTTGAAAGTTATCAAAGCCAACCTTTTCAAAGTAGCGAGAATAACGCTCATAGAAGTCGTTGTCATTTGTAAGTCCCGTGATCGTTCCGTCGCATAGGGAAACTCCAACGTGAAACCCTGCAATGTAAGATGCGATTTCTGGATTTAGGATATTGGGCAGGTAGTTGTAAATCATGTCCCCAATGTCATCCTCGACCTCATCTTCAAATTCCTCTAGGCTGCATCCCGTTGCTTTTGCAATGGCGTCGTAGAGTTCTCCATAGTAGTCCCGCTTATCACCGCCTTCAAGGTCTTTGACCCTTTTCTCCAAGGTGGCAATTTGTCTTTTTAAATCTTTAATGTTTTCACTCATTTATCTATTCTCCTACTAGCTTTGTAATGTCTTCGCAGAACTCTAAAATCATCTCGGTTCCCCGGTCGTCTTCTGCAAGATCAGCAAATTCAATTGCTGCTTTTGTGTCATCTTCTAGCTTATTGATGCGAGAGACGACTCGATTATATAGATAGCGAAACTCAGATAGTTCTTTTTGTAAGTCTTTGTTTTGTGTACTCACTTCTCCAATTTCAATCATTTTTCCTCCTCTGTGTTCCGGCGTGGGCTCTCCCCCACGACACGACACATCTTACCACGGAAGGGGGCGGCGGGTCAAGCAAAACCCGCCCTGCCCCCGGTTGAAAGTTGTAGTGGTGATTTAAGATAAGAGTTTGAATGCGTGCTTGATGGACCTTGTTGAGAAGCCCCAGTTTGGGCAATACGAAAGCTTTGCCGCATAAGGTCGGTTCAAGTGCACAACATCATTTTCTTTAACAGCCCAGCATTTAATCGAGACCATTTCACTATTGCTGTCCGTCACATCAACAATCCAATAAGGCTTTCCTTTCTTGGTTTTTCGTTCTGTGATCTTGCGAGGGATAAACCAACACACAATAAGTTCTGGATCAAACTCTGAGATAGGTGGAACACCTTGATCTTGTAGATCTTGGATCAGATCAGCATCAACAACAAGAGACATTGGGAATACGCCGGTTAGATCTGTTAGGTATTCGATTCTTTCAATGTCTGAGAAGTCCCCTTCTGGGGCGTATTGCTTAATGTTCTCGGCAAGTTTGTCGTGGGACTTTTGGATCTTCTTGTAGATCTTTGGTCGATCAACACACACCGCAGACCAGAAATGCTTCAAGCCTGTGAAGCGTTCATCAACAAGCGAGTTGAGGGCCTGCGCTCGGCAAAGAACATCAAGTGCCTTCTTGTTCAACTTTGAGTATGAAATGCTTTCAGAGAAAAGCAAGTCCTCAACTTTGTGGAAAGGCCTGTTGGCCATAATCTCATCAATCGCAGCATCACCAAGGCCCTTGATTGAAGAAAGGGGCTGGTAAAGAGTTTCACCACCCTCAGAGATTTCCCAGCGGCGACCAGAAGAGTTAATGTCCAACCTGGACACCTTAAATCCGTGACTTTTTGCTATTGAAATAGCGTGCTCTAATCCTTTACTCATCGTTCCTCCTTTTGTTTAGTGGTTTGTTTTCCTGTTGCTGGATCGTCCTTCCAACTGATGTGCTTTACTATGTTATACACTGCTGACTTAGAGACGTCAAACATTTTTCTAATCTTCACCTGCGTCTCCCCTTCATCATAAAGCCTTCTTATTTCCCTCACCTTCTCCCAGTCTAGTTTAGCAGAGCCGTTGTTCTCTGCGGAGTTTGCTTTGGAGATCTTCTCTCTCACCGTATCAGGGACCTGCTTCCCGGTAAGCGCCTCGCTTATTTTTTTTCTTGTCTCAGCCGACACCTCGTGGCCTGTTAGGCTGGCGCTTATTTTTTTCTTTGTCTCCTTGGCTCTCTCGACGCCAAACTGGGGGTGCTTACTGCCTGAGAGGCTTTCGCTTAACTTCGCCCTGTGTGCCTTTGAAAGAGGTGTCCCTTTATTCCAAGCCGCTTTCCCTAGGTTTGCTTCACTTATTTTCTTCCTAGTCTCTTCCGAGTGCGTCTTCCCGAAAAAAGGGTGCTTATCTCCTTTAACAGCAGCGCTTATCTTTTGTTTCGTCTCTTCAGAGCGTGGGCCACTACCGCCAGTGGCGTGTGTTGCGATGTTGTAATCAGGCTTCAGGGTGTCTATGTAGCGCTGTTCTGCTTCTAGAAGGCAAAGGTCTTCTGATATTTGCTCAAGAACAGAAAAAGAAAAAGCGCTTTCTCCATAGAGGTCCCAGGAGTTTTGTAAGTGCGGATTGCGATGCCTCCCGGCACGAAGGGCGCTTTTGTGTTTTCTCCATCTACGCTCTACATCCAAAGAACTCCCTACATAGATCTTACCATTTTGACTATTCACTATTTTATAAATACCTCTCATTTTCTTACTCCTTTTTTTAGTGGTCTCTTATAATAAATAGTCGCTAGTCATAAAGATGGATGGCTACTAGTAAGTTTAAATCATTAGTTTTGAAAGCCATCATCTTCATCTTGCCTATTTCTCCGTCTCAGACTGGAGGAACGCAGCCATCCATTCGGATGGAAAGTACTTATAAAGCCAAGCACACTGATAGCTAATAATAGAATAACAGACAGCGTGAGACTTATTAAAACCGTAACCAGAGAAGTACTCAAACTTTCTCCAAAGTTCTTTACCTCCTTTGTAGCCTTTTTCATAGCAACCCTCCAAAAACTTTTGTCTAATGTCTTCTTTTTGTCGCAACTTCTTCTCGGAAAGACCCTTCTTTGTTAGAAGTTTCCTAAGTTTGTTTCCATCATCAAGTGTAAGGTCTTTGCCTAGTTCAGCCGCCAACTGAGCGATTTGCTCTTGGAAAATCATAAAGCCGTATGTTGGCTCCAAGATCTCACGAATGATCGGGTGATCATACTTAATGTATTGAGGGCTGTCCTTTGCTTCAATGTAGTCCTTGTCAACGCCAGCCGAAAGAGGTCCTGGGCGGTAAATCGAAGTTACAGCAGATAAATCAATGATCGACTCTACTTTTGAGTTGGAGCAAAGTTTTTGTGCACCTTCATTCGCAAACTGGAAAATGCCTGCCCACTTACCTGCTTGGAAAATGTCCTTATACACTTTTTGATCTTCCAAATCAATCACGTCAGGGTGAAGGTTTTGTTCGTAGAAGCCCCTGATCTGATCGAACGATGGGTTTTCGATTCCGTGGTGCCTTCTAAGAATGTGGTAGATTGCGCCTTCCATAATGGCAAGCGTGGTCAAGCCAAGAACATCAAACTTAATAAAGCCAAGAGGCTCCAGGTGTCGAACATTCTGCCCTTCCGACCAGGGCGTTTGAACAACTCCACCCGAAGCAATAAGAGGCATGTGCTTTTTCAGGTCGTCGCCAACAACAACACCGCCAGCATGACGAGAAACAGAACGCACTTGACCCAACAGCGCCTCCAAGTGAGCCCCAACTTGGGGATACTGAGCGAGGAAGTCTTGGAGGCTCTCAGAGTATCTAAGAGTTTCTTCATAAGTTGGAACATACATACCTGCCGTAATGCCGTGCTCTGCTTTGGCAAGGGGTGTTGCTTCTTTGATCATAACAGAAGTTACTTTGTTTGCTTCTGTATAAGGAATACCATAAAATTTTGCAACGTCCTTGATAAGAGAGCGCAGCTTGAGTGTGTTGTAGTTTGAGATTGGAACAACTGAGTCTTCACCCCACTCCTCAGCCAACACTTCTTTAAGTTCCATGTTTCTGGAAACATCAAAGTCAATGTCTGGATAATCGGTTGCATCTTTCGTCATGAAACGAGAGAAAAGAAGGCCGTGCTTGATTGGATCAACTTGTGTAATCTTCAAGATGTAAGCCAAAAGAGAGCCTGCTGCGGAGCCACGACCTGGGCCTGACAGCATCATTTCATTTGCTTTATCTGCAATGGCTTTCATTGTAAGGAAATACTTTGCGAAGCCTCTATCTTTGATTACTCCGAGTTCTTCACGAAGTCTTTGAATATACTCTTCGTTCTCGGTGAAGCCGAACTCTTTCATTCCTTCAATCGAAAGTTTGACAAGTTGGCTTTCTGCTGTTTCTCCATCGGGAACAACAAAATCAGGAAGCCGGACAGTTGCGTCAGGCTCAAAGTCTTCGATAAGGCTGTGGGCAATCCAGTGGGTGCGCTCAATACTTCCCCGGACTAGATCGTCATCGTATGTGTTGTTTGTTTGTTTTGAATAAGAAACATAAGAATCCCACATTTGATCCCCGTTCTTTGGATAAAGTTCATAGCCAACTTCTTCAATGCTCTCGGGAAGAGACCCATCTTGGTCTTTCTTGTTCATCCAGCCAAGTTTCTTGTAAAGAATGCGGTCCTTCCAAAGTTCAGGGCGAGGATAGTGGGCATCAGCCGCAGACACAAGAGGAACGTCAAGGCGCTTTGAAACCTCAACAACGATTTGATTTAGGCGGTGCTGCTCTGGGATGGAGTTCCATTGCAGTTCCAAAAAGAAGCGGTCTTCAAAAATGTCAAGCATTAGTTTAGTTTGCTTCACCGCTTCTTCAATGATTTCTTCATCAGTTTGATCAAACATCTCCCACATAATCTTGGCGATAAAACCACCAAGACAAGCGGAAGTTGCAATCACACCCTCAGAGTGCTCACGCAGCATTTCATAATCCACACGAGGAAAACGATAATAGTTATCGCCTTGGTGGGACTTAGAAACAAGTGAGAAAAGATTGTTTAGGCCGGTTTGATTTTGAGCAAGCAAAACCAAGTGGCGGCGGTGGTTAATTGCAGAGTTCCTGGAACGGGTTGCGCCGTCGTCCTCAATGGACATTCCTTCATTCTTTGCAAGTTCTTTTGCTCGCTTCTTGTCTTCTTCAATGCGGGCTTTTTCTTCTTTCCATTCTTTGATGGACGGGTGAAAGTAAGCCTCCACGCCATAGACCGCCTTGAAGTTCTTTCCTTCGTTCTTCATTTTCTTCCAGTGAAGATACTGATAAGAAAGGCCGTTCATGTTTCCATGATCGGTTAGTGCAATGGCATCGCATCCATTGCTGTGTGCGAAGTCCATATGTTCGTCGGGAAAACCAATAGCGTCAAATGGCGATCCAACGCAAGAGTGCCCGTGTAGATTTACAAATTTAAGTTTTGATTTAGTCCTCTCCTTCATTTTTCTCCTTTTATTTTTTATCCGGCAACGTCTTCATGTCTGGGTGTAGTTGCGTTGCCAGTTGATGGTCGTCTTGCGACGTCGTGTTTTCCGAGGCCTCATCGATCCTGCGCTTAGCCAGTTCATAGTATTCAGCATCATTTTCAATACCAATAAAAGCCCTTCCAGTCTCTTTGCAAGACACACCAGTTGAACCAGACCCCATTGTGAAATCCAGAACCGTATCACCCGGATTGCTGTATGTCATGATAAGCCAGTTCAAAAGATTTGTTGGCTTTTGTGTTGGATGAACGGTTTGCTG